ATTGGACATGGTACTGAGTATGTTGCTAGAAGAAGTGATGGTGGAGCATTTGTAGTTCCATTTGATACAATGGCAACAAGGGCGATGCCTGGTTTAACAGAAGCGAGACTTGTTGAAGCAGCACAACAAGGGTTCTTGTTTGGTGGAGGTGGTCTTGATAAGTTCACTAGAGCTATGATCAAAGAGCATGAAGGATTAAGACTGAACAAATATCAAGATAGTCTTGGATACACATCTATTGGATATGGTCATTTAGTTAAACCTGATGAAAAAATACCTAATACAATTAGTAGGGCATTTGCTGAACAGTTGTTTAACAAAGACTATAAACATCATAAACAAGCTGCTCAAGGAATACCTGGATATAAAAATCTTTCATTGCAACAAAAAGCAGCAATGATTGATCTTACATTTAATATGGGTCCTGAATGGCATAAAGAGTTTCCATTAATGATGGCTGCTTTACAGAAGAAAGATTATAATACTGCTGCTGCAGAACTTAAAAATAGTCTTTACTATAATCAAGTTGGTCGTCGTGGTGTCACTACAGTATCTTTGATGAAGAATAATGGTGTAGGTGATTATCTAAAGGTGTTAGGTATTGTTCCTCCTGCTGGTTCTGATCGAAACAAACGAAATTTTGGTTTTGCACCCATCTTTAATATGCTTCTAGGTGCTCAACCTGCAGGTGCATCTGAAATGGATGATTTCAATCAAAAAGTTGTAGAGAACAAAGGTAGAGTAGTAGCATCTAATCTTGGAAATCTTACAGTCATTCCTGCAAGTCATAAAGATACTGCTACAGGATGGGGTATCAAGGGAGTCACTGATTCTATGGGTCGTCCTGTAGTCTTATCTCAACCTGCTGCTGCACAATTTATGCAAATGATATCAGACTCAAAAGGTCAGGTCACTGGTGCTGATGTGGCAAGTAGTGGTAGGAGTATCAAACATAATGCTAAAGTTGGTGGACATGAAAATTCAGTACATTTATATGGTGAAGGACTTGATGTTTCTGGTTCTACCTACAAGTGGATGTTAAAGAATGGTATTAAATATGGGTGGAAATACAAATATTCTCAAGGTCCTGGTAGTGGTCATTTTGATTATGTTGGTGTAGGTTCTGGTAAAACCCCTATACTTTCACCTTTTAAAACTGGTAAATCTTTCATGTTTACTAAGGATACTAAACATATCACTGAAGGATTAGGTCGTCCTAGTGTTGGAATAGTTGGTGCTAATTCAAATATGCTTGATATCTTCAAAGAAGCTAATTTTAGTGAGAAACTAACAGAGATGTTTGGAGGTGATACTAGCAATACTTCATTAATGGATTTGTTTAGTGGTGGATTCACACAAGGTGGTATGTCAAATAATAAGGGTTTATTTAGTGGTAAACCTAAGTTTAGTAAAGGACAAGGAAGTTATGAGGAACAAGCAAAAGTTAGAAGAGTAACAGAGCAAAGAAACCAAGCAAGAAGAGAGATCAATGCAAAGACTACAGAGATTGTACAAATGGCACTTGCTGCTGTAGAATCATCTAATGGATCTAACCGTGAGTTTATTCAAGTTGCTGAAGCAGGTATTCGTCAATTACTAGGTGCTCAAGCAGGTGGTGGAACATTTGCTAATGTTCAAGGAACTACAGGAACTGTTCTTAGAACAGCAGTTGCAGTTCTTAACTCTTTTAATAATCCATTGAGAGGTATATTCTCATGAGTAGTATTACCACTGCTATTTCTCAAAAAATACTGGGAAATCAAGATGGATCAATCTCAGCTCAAACATCTGGTGAGATTGATGCCAAACTTTTCTTGTATAAAGATGGTAGAAAGATGCAAACTCCTAGTGGTGCTGATGACTTAGCTTCTTTTTTAAGAGGTTTTGAAATATATGAAAGTATGGCAACAGCATGTATGGAGTTAAGATTGATATTAGAAGACGCTGCTGGTTTATTTTCTAGTCAAATAACTGGTAGTGAACAGTTTGGTTTACAAATTAAAACTGCTATCATTGATAGGACATATAGATTCAGATGTTATCAAATAGAATCAAGAGTTAGAACTAATCAAAATACAGAAGTTTATCTACTTAACTTAGTATCAGAAGAGTTTTCAAGAAATGAAATAACAAATGTTTTTGGTAATTCAGAAACTATTTTTAAAAATAAAAATGAGGCTAGTGAAATTATCAGAACTGTAATGGGTAAACAGTATCTTAATTCTGGTAAAAAATTATATTTGGAAGAAAGCATGAATAAACAGGCTTTCATAGCTCCTAATTGGAGACCTTTTGACTTGATTTATTGGGTATCTCAAAGAGCAATTCGTAAATCTGGAACAGGTAAGAAATTACAAAATGCTTTTGCTTTCTTTGAAAACTCTGCAGGATATCATTTTAAATCTGTTGATACCTTAATTGAAAGAATTAATGATCAAGAGGATAACCCTACTAACTTATCAAGTGATTTAGCTGACTATCGTTTATACACTTATACCTATCAACCTAAAAAAATCTCTTCTAATCAAGGTGCTGATCAGTTTACAATCAATGGTATTTCTTTTCCAAAAGAAAGAGATTACTTAGTAGGACTAAGAAATGGTAACTTTGCAGGTTATAGCGTAGGATTTGATCCTGTATTCATTACTAGATCTAGAATGGGAACAAGTACTGATTTATCTGCTGACTCTTACAATTATAATATGAAAGATATTTGGAAACAGATGTCACATCTGAATAAACTATCACAAAACCCTCAGGTAACTTTAGATCCTACAATTCAACAGGTTCAAAAAACTCCTAAGAGAGTTAGATATGAGATGATACCTAATCAAATTTTTGATCCTAAGTTTAAGAACTCACCTCAAAGAAATTATGAACAATTAGTTGAACTACAAGCATATCAATGGATGCGTGTAGAATCACTAAAGAATGTTCAGTTAACTATTAATGTGCCTGGTAACTTAGATTTGTATGCAGGTGGTGGGGTAAATGTCAAGATTCCCTCAAATGAAAGAGAAGGTGGAACCGTAAAGATTGACAAAAAGTATAGTGGACGCTATATTATAGCTGCGTTGGCACATAAATCTACTGGTGGAAGCATGACTACTGAACTCCAGTTGATGAAAGACACGCTACAAATATAAATAGTTTTGTATCAACGAGGTACTAAAATGAAAACAATAGAAGAACACATTCAATCAGATCAAGCAATCTTAGACAATCCAATGTCATCACCTGCAGCACGCAGACATGCAAAAGTTGAATTGAAAGAACTTGAAGTTTATCATGCTAATCATCCAGAAGATCATCATGATCCAAACGCACTCGAACTTTTCTGCGAAATGCATCCAGATGAACCAGAGTGTCTAGTTTATGACGATTAGTTTTGATGATGCCCTTTTGGGTCACTGGACAAATAGATATCAAGCACAATCTAATCCTTTAGGATTTGCTTCAGTAGAACTAGAGTGGAGTATAGACTATAGTGATGTAGATCAAATTTGGTATAAGTCAAAAAATTATTACAGAAAAGAGGGTCCTAACAAACCTTATAGAAGTGGGAGACATAAAATGTCTCTTATAAGGGGGGACTCTTTTTTAATGGAAAACTATAGTGAAGATGGAACGAAGAGACAGGGATGTGATATGTTATTCGTTCAATTTGATAACAGGTGGGAAGGAAGATTATTTGCTGAAGGACAATGTGTCATAGGTGGTGCTATAATTAGTTCACATATGGTATTATATGGAGATAAGTTACATAGTGCAGATCAAGGAAGAGACAAGGAAGGCAACCTAATTTGGGGTACCGACCATTTCTATCGATTCACTAGACTTGCTAAATAATAAAAAAATGTCTTGAAGTAATGGCAGCAAACATTGATGGTATTGTAGGTGAACCTACGGTAAATTTCGTTGGAAAGGACGGTTTTTTCTGGTGGGTTGGAGAAGTAGAAGATAATGAAGATCCTATGGAACTTGGTAGGGTCAAAGTTCGTGTGCTCGGATACTATACCAATGTACAAGGAGGAACTACATCTGATCTTCCTACTGACAAACTACCTTGGGCAACTGTATTACAACATACATCACAACCAGGTAATGATGGTCAAGGTGAGAGTTCTGGACAACTTCAGCCTGGTGCTATCGTTATGGGATTCTTTATGGATGGTGAAAACGCACAAATGCCTATAGTTATTGGTGTTTTGCGTGTAACAAAATCAACAGATACTAAAAGTTCTCAAAGATTTGCTTTTACAGGTGAAAAATTTGAAGAGGGTCTTGGTGTAAACCATGCTACTAAAAGTATTTTAGATCCAAATGGAGGATTAGTAAGCGAGAAAGAAGAGGGATATAACAGACAGGGTGATAGTAATATAGTTTGTATGCCTGGTAATAAAACTTGTGATGTTGGTGGAACTGGATCTCCTAAGAATATTGGTACTGCTACAGGTATTGGTGGTGGTGTAGGTAATCCAATAAAACCTGTAGATGTAGAAAAACCTATTTCCGTTGCTAATGGTGTTAAAGGACCGTGGGGATCATTAGAGTATAGTTTATCTTATATTATTGAAAAAATTGCAAATAAAATTGGTCTCTTAGTAAAAACTGATAAACCTGATGAGTTTATCGATATGATTACGGGTAAACTTGTAACTCTCAAAGAACTTACAGCAGAACTACAAAACTTTTTAGGTGGTATATTCACTCAAGTTATTAGTGCTATTAGAGAATCTCTCCATAAATTAGCAGATAAATTAAAAATTGGTAATTTATTAGCAGGTGCTACTGGTATTCCATTTAAGACTTTTGCTATGATTACGTCAGCAGTTACTACAATTTTAAAACAATTATGTATTATTGACGGAAGATTACTTGATTACATTCAAGCTCCTATTGATGCATTTATGGCTAGTATTGAGGGTTTTGCAGATGGTATTATAGACAAAGTATTATCCATCCAAAATGCTGTTAATGATGTGATTGATAGTGTTGTTTGTCAAGTTGAAAAGATTGCTAATTTTGCAATCGGTATTATCACTGATGTAAAGGCTATGCTCCAAAGCATTGGTGGTGCAGCATTACAAATTATGGAAATATGGGAAAAGGGAACTGAACTTTTTGAAGCTGGTGTTGATTTATTCAAACAAAATTTAAACCTAACTGGTTTAATGTCACTGTTCCTTAAATTTATTGGTGGTAATTGTAATAGACCGATCAATGGTGGTAATAATACTAAAGGTTTCTATCCTTTATATGGTGTTACAAGTTGTACTCCTGAGGAGTTAGCAACTATTAATGCAGTTAGAGGACGTGATAGAGGTAAGTGTGGTGAGAATGATGCTAATGGTGGTTTAATTACTAACATTTTTAATCAAGCAGATCCATATTTAAGTGCTGCTACAACTTGGATAAATGGTGCATACGAACTATATGTTGCAACACCAGGTAGAGAAGCAACACAAAAAACAGATAATAACGGAACTACACACATTGCAGTAAAACTTAATAACAAAGAACACGCTAAGTATGAATGGTTAAAAGCAAAAAGGAAAGAAAAACCAAACTTATCTGAATCTGAATTAGAAACTCAGTACGCTGAATATATCAAAAATCAAACTAAAGATAATAATGATGATGCTGCTCTAGTAGCAAATCATTCTAGTTATGCTGGTAATTATACATGTGAAGTAAATGGTGATGATTGTAAACAAATTGAAGGAGATTACGTTCGTAATATTTCTGGTGACTATCATTTAAAAATTACTGGTGACTGCCACATTGAAGTTGGTGGTGGTTTCTTCCTTGATGCTGAAGGTGCACCTAAGATTGTTGATAAAAAGGGTGAGAAAACCAATGAAAAGATTCAGAAACATAGTATTAAGTTTGGATCTGATGTAGATATGGCTGTTGTTGGTGCTAAGTTTGAATTACAAGGTGCTGAATGTAATATTGGAACTACAGCAAGTAAGATTACTGGTAGTATATTTGAGAACTCTTCAACACAACAAACTATGAGTGGTGGTGAAATTATTATGTCTGCCGATAACTCTATCACCCTTGCAACAACTACATTATTTGAGACTATTAACTTCCCACCATCACCTATTCCTAAAGTTAAAGCAGGTATTATTAGAAAGATTGGAGGTTCTTGTGAAACTGTCATGACACCAGCAGGTTCTGCTGCTGATGCAATTCCAAGATATATTGTTGCTAATCCTGCAGGTCCTATATCTGTTACTTCTGGTGCAACAGGATATAATAATAACGTTGTAACAGGTTTATTTAATGTTAACGTTGCTGCAGGTGCTATTGCAATGAACTCTTCTACTGCCACCTCTATAGTCGCAGGTGCTGCAATGAATCTAACAGCAGGTGCAGTTATGAAACTGACCGCAGCAAGCATATTCCTAAACTAATCCTTGACACTTGATCTTTGATACACTATAATATTGAGGTAAACGAGAATCAAATGAAAAAGGATTACTACGAACCAGGAATCTACATTGAACAAGTATTCATCAACTTTTCTCGTAGATCAGTAAAGATTGTAGATAGTGATGGTTATGACGACACTATCGAATGGCAATGGACTAAAAAAGGTGCTGATGGATTTTTGGAAACAGTAACCAATATCCAAAATGATGTGCCTTCAGAGTTGGTAACTTATTGTTTTTCTGAAAAAGAATGAACCCACCTATTAACTGCACTTTTCAAGAAGCTAGTGAACATCTAGAATTCTTAGTGAATATGTGCGAACGTAATCGAGTCATCTGGCGAATTGAACGTGAAGATGGTAAAGCCGTCTTAATGTCACCAATTGTACAATCAGGTCCTCCTTTATCAGATGAAGTTGTTGATCAAGTTGAAGAATTTAAGAGACAATTTATGGAGCAACAACAATGAATAATATAGGATTAGAAGTTGTTTTCTGGACTATACTATCAGTATATCTCCTCGCAAAAATAGGAGTCTTTAAAAAGAAATGAAACTAACTCAAGAACTAATTGACCAAATTCAAGAAGCAATGCTACATACCAAAAAGGATGGCACTGTCAACTGGAAAGATACTGATGAAGTTGTAGTTCAATTAGCGGGAACATTTGCTGCTGATAGGTTTATTGTTATTAAAAACAAAACAAAAGATCCAGTAGTTTCTGCTGCACCACACCCTTACTTTGATTATGAAAAGAAAGTCTTTACCAAAGATGGTAGAGAAGAATATATGAAGGAGTTAAAAAAAGATGAAAATACCAAATTGGCAACACCACTCAAAAAAGGAGAAGAAAAGACACCTTAAACCTCAAGCACTTCGTGCTGCCCAAAAAAGGTTGCAAGCATTGAAAAAGCGATTGGGAGTGTGGCGAAATCGGTAGACGCACCAGACTTAAAATCTGTTGACCATGTGGTCGTAAGAGTTCAAATCTCTTCACTCCTATGCTTGACACCTAATCCAAACTTTGCTATACTATTACGGAGGGAGTACAAAAGATCTCCATTTAGAAGGAGTGCCCTCTGTCATAAGTAAGTGTTTGTTTAAATTTACTTAGTTTTCATAGTGAATGTTTTTTCCGAGAGGTGCGTGGGAAACACCTCTCTTTTTTTACCAAAATTATGAGTATTATTCCATTAT